AAGAGGATGAAGAGGATGATGAAGAAGAAGGCGAAGAGGAAGAATCAGAAGAAGCAGCAGAACTTCCCCTTGTAGAAAGTATTCGCCAATCTTTAGGGTATGACATTGAAGGTGACTTTGATGATACAGAAGAAGGGATACAACTATTGGTAGAACGGGCAACCGAAAAAGCTACTGAAAGCTCTGTAGAACAATATTTTTCTAAATATCCTGAAGTAAAAGAACTAAAGGATTACATCGAACTAGGTGGAGATCCAAATGATTTTCTTCAAACAAAATTTCCAGAAGTAGACTATACAAAGGTTGAATTAAGCGAAGATGAATCTCAGCAGGAAAAGATCGTTAGACAAGAACTTTCACAAGTTCGTGGAATGTCTAATGAAGAAATTAATGCAGAGATAGAAGATTACAAAAATGGTGGTATTCTTGAAAATAAGGCAAAACGTTCTTTAGCTGCATTGAAAAACAAGCAGCAATCAGATAAAGACAACCTTATCAAGCAACAAGCACAAGAAAAGGAAGAGTATCTCAAACAAGTAGAAAACCACTGGAAGAATGTGGAAAGCACCTTGAAAGAGAAAACAGAATTGAAAGGAGTGAAAATTCCAAGTAAAGATAAAGACTCCTTTTTTGAATATTTGTCTAAACCTGTTAGTGAAGGCAAGAGTCAAGCAATGATTAAACAAGAAGAAGCAGACTTGGAAACAAGACTTCTGATTGATTATATGCTGTATAAGAATTTGAAGTTCTCAGATTTGATTACAAGAGCAGCTAAAGATCAAAATGCAAAAACTCTTCGTCAGAAAATGACAGAAGCAAAGACAAGACGTAAAGCTGAAGATAGATCACCAGAATATACAGAAGAGCTTGAAACAATTTAACCTTAAAATATAGATAAACAATGGCAAAAGTAGAACCAAGATTGTACGCAAAGCGCACGAAATACAACGATCAGCAAAAGTCTGATGTAGCAAGTATTTCTCAAGCATTGCTTACAACTCCCGAAAAACTTAGTCCATTGCTTACATTTCTGGGAGGCAAGGAAGATGAACGTTTTCCCCTTTCTATGCTAACAGAAGGTGTGGGTAATGTTCGAAGTATTGAGAAATTAGAATATGAATATGATGTAATGACGAGATTGCGAAAAACCCGTCCAATTGCTGTGACTCCTAGTAGCACAAGTAATCTTGGACAAGGTGGTGCAATGTTCAAACTTACCTTCCCAGACAAGTGGTTTATTAAAGATTATACCCTTGTATCTAAAAGTGGAGTACAAGCACGTATTATGAGTGATCCTACTCCTAATGGAAAGAATTGGGATTATCAAGTACGTCTGCAAAATCCAGATGGAAACCAAACAATGCCTGCTGATGATGTACAAGCAGGAAGTCAATTTGCAAGTCTTTATGCTGCTGTTGGTCAAGATTGGTCAACTGGAAATNCTAGCAACTGGGAAGCNCCTGCAAGGATTCGTCATAAATTGACGACTATCCGTAAGAGTTACCAAATGTCTGGTAATGCAAAGAACACAGTAATGGAGATTGGTCTTCCAACGAAAGGTGGTGGAACAAGCAAATATTGGGTAGATTTTGAAGAGTGGCAATACATGCTCCAATGGAAAGAAGAATGTGAGATGTACTACTGGTACGGACAGCAGTCTTATAATTCCAACGGTACTACAAACATGACTGATGAAAATGGTCAGCCTGTAGTTATTGGTCCGGGACTTCTGGAACAAATTCAAAATAAAGAAACCTATTCCGTTCTTACTGAAAGTAAGATTAAAAACGTTATTCGTGATGTTTTTTATGGAATGAGTGATGGTCAAAATAAGCAAGTAACACTGTACACAGGTATTGGTGGTGCTGATGAATTTGATCGTGCAATGAAGGATAACCTTGATGCAAGTTCTTATAAGCAGTTTAACGATAAGACATTTGTAAGTGGAAGTGGGCGCAATCTTGAACTTAGTGGATTCTTCACTCGATATCAACACGTAGATGGACACGTTGTAAACGTTGTTAAAGTACCTCTGTTTGATCATGGTGGGGTAGCACAAGCAAGTCGCAAACATCCACGAACAGGTTTACCTCTTGAAAGTTATCGAATGGTCTTTGTAGATCAAAGTAACTACAATGGAGAACCTAACCTACAAATGGTTACACGTAAAAATAGAGAATTACTTCGATGGGCTGTTGCTGGATCAACAATTCCACCCGGTTTTACAGGTAATGATCTAAGAGCAAGTGATATTGATGGATGTTCTGTTCACTTCTTGAAAGTAGCTGGTATAGTGCTGAAGAGATTTGATACTTCCCTTGATATGCAATGTGTTATTGGATAAAAGAACAATATAGCAACTGTCAAGTGATATTTGACAGTTGACTATGATTAAAACTAAAAACAAATAATAAAATATGAGTAGCAGAGAAGTGCAAATTATTAGACGTGAAACAGCAGGTCATCTGCCAGTACCAGTAACGGCTAATTCTACAAAGTATCTTGCGAGTGTCTATGTTGGTAGAGGGCCGTTAAGAGGATTAGATAAAGAAGAAGAAGAAAAACTATTGTCAACTCATTTAGGAATGTCTCCTGATGAAAAAGACTTTCATTCAACAGTTCGTGATTATTGGGCAAACCTTAGAGTAAAAGTTGATGGTGGTGGAACTGTTCTCAATATTAGTACAACAGATGATAAAGAACCTGTTAATATTGAAGATTATATTATCTATAATTGGGCAAAGAGACACCCTCTTGTAGCAGATAATAGAGAAGAAATGTTAAATAATTCTAGATTTCAATATTATATTAGAGATCCTGAAGTAGAAACAGACTTTGCTAATAAGAAAGTTCGATTTAAGAAAAAAGCCTATGAAGAATTTATTAAGATAGGAGATAATGTAGAAAAATTAGATCGGGTTATACGATTGCTTACAGATAGTGATCCAAATGATCTTAGTGAAAAACAAAAACAAAACTTAGTTGATAATATTATTGAAAATGATCCTGAGAAGTTTTTTATTACTATTACAGATAAGAACCTTGAAACAAAAGCTCTTATTTCTACACTAGTATCAAAAGGGATTGTTAATAAAATAGGTAATCAACATTACTTTATAGATGAAAAACTTGGAGAAACTGTTGAAGAAACAGTTAAATACTTCCATGATAAAAAGAACTCAGAAACAGTAAATATACTAAAAGCAAAATTACAGCAAAGCAAATAAATGACAACTGCTCAATTACATGTTGGGGTTAATTTAGGAGTACAAAAAGTAGCTTCTAATGTTAGAGACGACTTCCTTCCACAAGAAATGGATTATTATCTAAATGAATCAGTTAACGATTATATTAAGCAACAATATAGTGCGATCAAAGCTGAAGATAGAAATATAGAAGGTCAATATGTAAATGAGAATCTGAGAACACTTATAACAACAGCGGAATTATCTAATAGTTCTGTTGTTGATTATTTACCAAATACTGTAGAGAGTAATCTTCCTAATGATTATCTCTATTATATATTTTCAAGAACAAAGAACGATGGTCATTGGTTTAGCAACAGGCGATTAGAACCAAAAGCAATTAAAGATTATGTAGAATCTGAAAGCAATTCTCCTCAATTTAGAGAGTTTCCAATTTTAATTCAAAATGATAAAGTGTTAGTAATTGGAGATGCTGTAAACATTCTTTCTGAAAATACAGAACTTGTTCTTACTTATGTAAAAGAACCAAATGAAATAGATTTTGTTCAACGACCTAACGAACAACTAACTCTCCCCTTGCATACACATACGGAAATTGTTAACTTAACTACAGATAAATTATTAACTGTTATACAAGGTAGAAGGGAACAATAAGTGAATGCAAGAGAAATGCAAAAAGCCTTCGGGCAACAAATGAATCAATTTGGAGAAGCACTCCAATTACATTCTGATGATATACAGTATTGGTTAAACAAAGGTCAATTAGAACTTGTTAAACGAAAGTATAATGGACTTAATCAGGAGAGAAAGGGATTTGAACAAAGCCAACAACGAATTGATGATTTAGCAAATATTGTTGTTAAAGATAAAGGAGTAGAAACTATTTTTAGAGAAGATAGTAATTCTCTAAGTGGATATTTTGTAGACTCTGCAACAATACCTGAAGATAATTTGTTTATTATTAGTCATCGTTCACAAATAACGTATAATTTTCCAACAGTAGAATATGAAATTATTGATAACAAAAGGCAAGCAACTAGTGGAATCCATAAGGTTGTATTTAACAGAACTAGTCAATCGGATGATGTTTATAAGCTTCTTGACGACCCTTTTAATACTACAAAACCAAGTAAACCATTAGCAGATTTTAGTGATACAGTATTAAACGTATACACTGATAAAACTTTTCTTGTAACTAAAGTAATTTTTAATTACCTTAAAAGACCAAGATTAATACATATAAAAAACGATGTATCTTGTGAATTAGCAGAACATCTGCATGATGAAGTAATTCAATACGCAGTTGATTTGTTTTTACAGAATACGAGAGAACTAAAACAACGATTACAAAGGGAAACACCCGTAAGTAATCAAGAACGACAAGAACAAATAGAACAATGAGTAAACAACTATTTATTAACAACGCAACCGCAGTTCCAGCAGCTGCTCAAGGTACAACAAATCCTAGCGCAGTAGATGAAGCACGAATTGCTGCATTTGATGCAGATGATTTTGCATCTGGAACACTCGATCTAACTGCACCATTTGAAGGTAAACATGTACAATTTGTGCAAGGTGGTGAAGGAGAAAATGATTCAATTATATCTTCTATAATTAATTTAAAAGATGTAGAAGGTGTATATGAAAAACCATATGCGGCTCCAAGTGCGCAAGCAACAACTGTAGTTCCTGCAACAGGTGAAGGAACAGCTACTGTTCGTGTTGTAGAAACAAGTGCAGGATTCAAACCTCATAAAAGAGTAACTGTTAGTGTATCTCTTGATGGTAAATCAAAAGCTCAAATTACAGATGCTTTTGTAGAACAATTTGAAGAGCATTATCCTAAATTTGTTACTGCAACAAATGGCGCTTCTGATAATCTTGTACTTACAGGTGATATTGGTGTTTCTTTTGAAACGAGCCTTGATGATGAAGCTGAAGACTGGGATGTTTCTTCTGTAGCTCCTGATTTTGGTAGTGGTACTGCTGAACATATAGCAAATCTTGAACAAGTTGCTTATGGTGGAAATTATCCTAATAGGATTTATCTTCCAATTAAACCGCCTTCTTATGCAGAAGATAGTACATATGATCTTTTTACTATCAAAGTAAAAACAAGTACTACATCTAATATTGGTGGTCCGGGACAAGAATATCAAGAAATAATTCTTGCTGTTCAAGCAACTGCAACAGGAATTGATCTTCCTGTATTCTTTGGTTTTGAAGAACCATCTGGAGCATAAATAAACAATTAACAATATAGAGAAGTAGTATCTTTGATTAGATACTACTTTTACTATGAAAGGAGATAAATGAGAACATTTCAATTAGATTTTGAAAAAGCTGTAGATGATATAACTCCTCAAGAGGAGTTGGTATATACAGCATATAGATCTAGTTCTCCTATACAATCTCTTGCAGATTTAGATAATGCAACTAATATTATTCAAGCTACAGATGTAGATACACTTACAGTAGAAATACCTGATGAAGATCAGTATTTAAATATTTCTGTACGTGATGCTGCAAACAATAGATCTCTTTATGATCAATTATTTGTAGAACAGGAAGATACTACTCCCATATTACTTGCTCCTGATTCAGCCCCAACAATAACTAGTACTACCCCTACTCAAACAGAAGTAACTGTAGGGTTTACTGCTGTAGATGGAGCAACTTCGTATCAATATAGATTTGGATCAGCCCCGGCAGAATTAATTACAAGTAATCCGTTTACTGTAGATGGACTTGATCCTAATACTAATTATACAATTCAAGTAAGGGCTAGAAATTCAGCAGGAAACGGACCTTGGAGTGATCCTGTAGTATTTACAACCTTACAAGTAGATGCTCCTACAGGTATACCAACAATTACAGATATCTCATGGAATCTTACAAGTATTACAGTTACAAGATCTAATATAAGTAATGTTACTGGTTATGAATACCGATTAAACGGATCTATTATAAGTGATGTAGAACTTGAAAATCCATTTACAATTAGTGGACTTGTTCAAAACACTACATATAATGTAGAAGTAAGAGGATATAATGACGGTGGCAGTGGTGATTGGAGTGAAATAAGCACTGTAACAACAGATGCTGAAGTAACAGATCAACCAACAAATATAGTAGTTGAAAATACAGAAGATCCTGTTGCAGTTAGTTTTACTGGTGTTGATTTTGCAGATGGATATAACTATCGAATAAATGGTGGAACTTCCATAGATATTGGAACAAATACTTCATTTACTGTAGAATTAGATGAAGGAGAAGAATATGATTTAGAAATTCGTGGTTATAATGAGTACGGAAATGGGCCTTGGAGTGGAATTGAAGTATTTGTTACAGATTATACTAATCCTACTATATCTAATACTTCACTATCCGTTTCTGAAACAGAGTCAGATTATACTGTAACTTTTGAAAAGGC